TGCCGGTGATCTGGATGCTGTCGGCAATGGCGGTCATGGCCTGATTCCACTGCTCATCGTCGATCGACAGGCGGCGCAGGCCCAGCACGCGGCCGGTGCTGATGTTGCCTTCCTTGTCGACCTGGAAAGCATGTTCCACCAGTGCACGGATCTCGGCAGCACTGCCCTTGGACCAGCGGTGGATGCACTGATCGATCAGGGCCTTGGCGGCCTGCAGGCGTTCGTCAAAGCTGATGCTTTCCTGAATGGCTCGCTGCAGCTTGTAGCGGCCATCGAAGCTGACCAGGGTGACGTTGCCCTTCTTGCCCCCGATCTGGACGCCATACTTCTCGGCGGACAGGTCGATAAAGGCTTCCACATCGCCCAAGGTGTTCATCTTGAAGTCGCGCATTGCCTGCTGCAGTTCCAGCGCCTTGCGGGTGATTTCGTGCACCAGATCATGGCGCACCATGTCGATATCGCTGATGGTTTCGACCGGCACCAGGTGGCCGGCACTGTTCTTCATGTACCCTTCGGGTATGTGTTGCTGTACGGCGTGGTTCATGCGGCATCTCCTGTCTGTTCCAATTCGTGTTCCGGTACCGGCCAGCCGACCAGCTGGCGCCAGTCGCCGGTATGGTTCTCAACAACGCGGGTTAATATGGCGCGGGTGGTGCGGCCGTTGTCGTAACGCTCTAGGTTACGGTTAAGGTATTCCTCGGTGACGATCAGGGCCCGACGCGGATCGGAGGTGTCCGACTCGCTGCCTACGCCCCAAAACACCAGCTGCTGTTGCATGCGGGTCTGTGCCAGATTGATGATGTAATAGCTCACGCATGCACCTCCCAGCTGATCTGGCAGTCGGCCAGAAGCGCTACCTTCTCGACACTGCGGCGGCCATTCACGATAGAGCGCCGGGTCCAGGCTGATTCGAGATGCTGGCAGCCATAACCAGGTATAATGCGGATGCACGGGCGCTCACCAATTTTATCGATGCTCACCACTGTCAGATTCAGCGCTTTCAGCTGATTAACAGCCAGTTGAGTTTTGGCCAGCTGCTCAGTAATCAGCTGGTTTTGCAGATCCTTCTTGTTTGACATGTCAGCTCACTCCGTTAATCACTTCGGCATCAACCACAGGCACCCCAATCTCGACGGCCAGATTCATGGCTGCGGTGACCAAGTTGCCAATAGCTAGCGGGTGGAGGTTGGAAATACGTGCTTCACGCTTCCGATCAGGCAGCTGCAGGCGCTGTATCAATGCCGGAATAGCAGACTCATTCAGGAAGTCCGGTGACTGGCAGCCAGCCTTGTTGAAACGAAAAGTCAGGAAATCTTCCAGATCAGCGGGATCTATAGGGTTCAGCGTAACCAGTTCGCAGCGCTGAACCACCTCACGCACATCCATACGGTGCACGCTGAGCTTATCCGCCAGTTCGGTTTGCCCGATCAGAATGACGGAGACCAGCTTAGTGAACCCAACCTCCAGTTCCAGTATGCGTTTAAGATGCTTGAGTGTTGGCACAGGAAGGCAGTGTGCCTCTTCGATCACAACGCAATGGCGATACCCGGCCGCGTGGCTTTCTTTCAGTGCCCTGTGCAACTGTGCAAAACGGGCCTGCGGGTTGATCCTCGGCTTTTCGGTTGGCGCAACAGCTGCCAATAATGCCGCGGTGATATCACTGCTCTTGAAGCGCTTACCCTTAATGTCCGAATCTTCGGCCTCAACCGTGTATGGCTCTACCAGAATCACTGGGTGTGACTCATCCTGAATGCGCTGTACCAAATCTCGACGCAGCGTGCTTTTACCAGAGCCGGACTCACCAATAACGGCAATAAAGCCGCCGTGCCGTGCGGTCTGGAGCATAGACTCGCGAACATAACGAATATCAGGGCTGATCCACATTTCATCTGGGGAAGACAGCTCATCAAACGGTTCACGGAAAATCCCGAAGGCTTTTTTGGCATCTGGTGTCAGGCGTTGTTTACGTAGTAGCATATCGTTGTCCTCCTGGGACATGGCTGTATTTTGAGAGGCTGTTGGTGGCAGCCCCTCGAACTCGAAAGCGGTGCTGATGGCGTTGTCTTCAGCACCGCACTCTTCCAAGAACGTCTTGATGCGTTGTTTCAGAACCTCACAGGCAATCGACTTAGGCCAGTGGTCATGGTTTATTAACTGGGTAATGGTTGCGGGGCTCAGATTCAGGGCCCGCGCCAAGTCAGTCTGTGTTTTGCCAATGTGCGTCAGTGTTTTTTTCAACCTCAGCGTCATCATTCAGCTCCCACAACTTTTAGTACTGCCTTTGGACGACGCAGCTGAGCTTCAATGTTGTCTAATACCTCGCTGGGTACGCCATCCGGGTAATTGCTCTTTAACCAGGCAAAATGCTCAGCCCCTCTCCAAAACTTGCCCATCCGTTCACGCAACAGCTTGGCTGCCTCAACGTGTGTCAGGGGCTTAGTAACCAACCGGGGTGTTGGTACATCCAGCACAGTGCCGCGCTTGGGCACAAAGTCGGTCGGCTTGTAGGCCTCAACATGCGCATGCGGGTTAATGTCGGCAAACACCCGACTCTTGGCTTTGCGGGCAGCCTCCGATTCGGCAATCGAAGTGGTGCCGGTGGCGAGTTGCTCCAGCTTCTGTTTCTTCAGCTCAGCGCTGGTCGTACTGTGGCGCTTGTACTCGCTGCCAATCATCGCGGCGTTGGCGCTAAAGCCATGGTTATCACGCTGTACTGCCTCCACCAGGTGGAACACCTCGCGACCATGCTCATCGCGCAGCACTATCTGCGCTGTGTCTTCATCGCGCCAGGGGTTCCGTACTACCAGCAGCTCCTGGCCCACACCAATATCCGGAACAGTGGACACATCAAACTGTTGGCCCCGGTAAGAGATCTGCTGATAGTTATCAACTACGCGGGATTCTGGGTTACTTACAGCCAGCTCGCGGCACAGCCCAATACCGGGTGCCAAGCGCAATTGATCCGGCTGAATTTCAAGCCACTTGGAGTAGCGTGACATCCCGGTACGGGTATGGATCGCTGAGGCGTTGAAGTAGCGCATCCAGCGCCAGGCCAACTGATTGATCTCTTCCAGGCTGTTAGCCTTCTGGATCGCCAGGCTGCTCTCGAACAGCTTCTCCACCAGATTATGAGCCTGTTCAACCTGGCCTTTGGCACGGGCATTACCCACCTCGTTGATGATTAGGTCCACACTCAACGCACGGCACAGATTGCGGAACATGGCCGACTTCATCGCTGCACCGGGGTCGGTCATCATCACGATCGGAACACCATGGAAAGGGTCGCCAGGCCGCTTCTGCATGGCATTGATAAACACATTGATCAGATTTTCAGCTGTCTCTGCACCCAGTACATATTCGACATACAGCGTGCCACTGGTGTGATCGGTGATCACGTAACGCCACAGACGCTTGCGTTCGATCTTTTTCAGGTTTTCAGGCTTGCCATCGTAGTATTTGGCCGGATCAATCGGCTGTGAGCCTTGGGTATCCATGTAGAACTGGGCGCTGATAGACGCATCTACCTGCCAAACATGGTTCGGGTGAGCGCTGGCCAAGGGGGTTGCAGGTGTGGGGCGCAGCAGCTGGTCGGGGTGCAGGCCATAGTTGCGCAGTGCACGGGTGATGGCCTCATCACTGAGGGGAATCTCTTCACCTGTTTCTTTATCGACCCGGACAGCACGAATAGCCCCATTCGCCCGCAGCATTTCTACCACGGCTTTTACCGTTCCATTGCGCTTATCATTACGGCGAATCATTTCTATCAGCACAGCGGATAAATGCTGGGCTTCGCTCTCTTCAAGGCTACATTTGCCTGCATCAGAACGACGCTTGCGTGTTTTGCTCATGGCAACACCTTTCAGTTTCTTCAACAGCGTGGATCGCGACATGTTCAGTTGTGCAGCCCAATGGTCATAAAAAGGGGTTTTCTGACCGTGAGGCACTTCGCGGGATTGCTGAGCAATCATCACCAGTTGTTCGGTCAGGATGCTCATGGTCAGCGCTCCTCGGCCTGTCGGATAGCATCCGCAATGACCTGATCCGCATCGTCACGCATCCAGTCTGGGGTGGTATCACCATCCAAGTGGCGGGGAAGATTAAAGTCAGCACGTAACTCACCCAGGCGCACTTCCAGCTGCGCCACCAACCCGGCCATCATCACGTTGTGGCGACTGCCGTGGGTTTGGTCATGGCTATCCAAAGCGCGAAAGGCCGGTAGCAGACTACCGTTGATAACGCCCAATGCTTCATGGGCGAAAGCGGTGGCTTGTTGCATCAGAGCGGCGGCTACCTCATCAGGTGGCAGCGTTTCTACCTCGGCCTTGGCGCGGCGCTTTTTGAGGGCGGTTAACTCAGCATCTAACTCATCAATTTTGGTGTTCTTATCCGCCAGCACCTTGCCCTTGGCATCGGCGTTTTCGCGGGCGTCTCGGAGGGCGCGGCGGAGTTCACGGGAAGTCATACGGTCGATATCATCGAGCTGCAAGCCTGCTACTGTGCCGCCTTCAGCCAACTCCACTAGATCTTCGTCGTCCTCAATCATGAGTTCGAAAAGCTTGGTCTTTCCCAAAAGCGCCAGCGCTGGCGCTTTTGATTTCAGTTTCGGAGACATGTATTTGATGGCGGCTTTCATCATCCTTTGTGCTGTGCGCTCCGGCATTCCAAGCTGATCTCGGACGATGATTTCAAACTCCCCATGGGGTTCATTCTCTTTAAGGAGGATGAGACGTTTGCCCATCTCCAGCATGGCTTCAGCGCCCTGGGCCATGTAGAACCTGAACTCTTTCACCACGCGGGAGCGCTCATAGGGCTCGCCGTCACCAAACTGCTCCATGATCTCTGTCGAGTGGCTTGCAGCCTGGTTTATTGCGCCGCCAACCCAGTCAACCTGCTCTTCAGTCGGCGCGTCGATAATTTCCGGTGTGCGTGACATTTATTGCTCCTTATTACAGATTTGCGCCGGCCAGCAGCCGTTGGTCAATTTCGTCCATACGGGCGCGGGCTTTGCTGAACTCTTGAGTGTGCCGGGTTGCCATCTGCAACACGCGAATACCGGGGGCGAAGCGACCAGAGTCCAGCTTGATGGCTGCACCTTCCGCAATCAGTGTGTTCAGGCAGCGGTTTATGGTGGCCGGGCTCTCGTTCAGGGCCTTGCTCAGCTCGCTATTGCTCAACCCGGTGAGGCTGTGCCCGCTGAGGGCAAACAACACTCTCAAGCACTTAACGCCGCTTGAGCTGACGCGGCTTGATGCAGGCGCATGGTCAGTAGTCATCGTTAAAACTCCAATTGTGGCTGTGCGTGCTGCTGAACATTCCCGTGGTGCCAAGCCAGCGACTCCAGGCCTGTGCGCAAAAGGTCCAGCGTTTGGTTGGCGTCCTGCTGGCCATCACTGAACGCCAACAGAGCCCCTACTGCATCGTTCAGCACGGTTTGTAGCTGCTGAACATCTTTGGCCTTACAGTTGCGTCCAGTGGGTATATCAACCAGCATCTTGCCGTTGGCAGCGGCCAGGTAGCGTGTGATTAGCGGTGCACCGCAGGCTTTCTCCATCGGCAAAATCAGGCAGAGCGGCAAGCGGCCGTTGCTCATCCATTTGTACAAAGGTCCGGCATCGTGCTGGCCGAGGAAATCGCAGGCGATGCGCTTGAGGCCGCGGTTCTTGTCTTTGATGAAAGCCAGCTCAACGCAGCCCTCCATCGCTTCAGAGGGTGAGTGCGGTACCCAGCTTTTCCAATTGCGCCGTGTCATTGGGTGGCGTCCTCTGTTGTTGGTTGTAAGGCCGGATAAAAAAGCCTTGTTTTTGCTATAGGTAAAAGTGTTTCAAATCCGCTAGGCTCTCCGGTACATTCACAAACGAGGACGGACTCATGAGCCAATCAATCGTTATGGACCGAGAAGAGCTTGCTGCTGCCTTTGCCGGCTTGCACAACCTGTTTGGTGTGCTGGTCAAGCGCCTGTCGGATGAGCAGGTGATCGACTTGCCGGATCTGATGGATGACATCAGCACGCTCATTGAGCAGCCTGATCAGCATCCGATGACGGTTGCCGTTGAGCAGGATGCGCTTGAATTACTTGGCGGAGTGCTGATCCGCGCGCCCCATGAGGCAAGCGATGTAATCCGGCAGCACGCGCTATCGAACGTAGCGCCTCTACGCCAATCGCCTGGATTTGTTGATACGGACGGTAGTCAGGCGTGATGTTTCGGGTATCCGGTGGAACGCTTGTTAACTGCACGTGAAAACAGGGGGTGGATTCCTCGGGTGTATCAAGGTGGTAAGTCAGATAGCCCAGATCCTGAAGCTGATTCAGATGATTCATGAGTCCGACTATGTGGGCGCAGCGCTCCGTAAACTGGCGGGACTGCTCTCTAAGAGTGGCGGTGCTGGTCATGATTCGGCTCCTCAATGCAGTTGCGGCAGCAGGCCGAGGGTACGGGCCTTGTTGCGGGTGCGGGTGATCGTTGCGGGTGTCCGGTTGACCTGCTGGGCAATCTCGGCACGGCTCTGCCCTTGCTCGGTGCACTCAACCACCGGGCGCAGTGTCGGGCGGATCTGGTCCAGGGCATGGGCGAAGCGGGCTTCTTTGGCACGCAGTTCGGCTTCAAGGGCGTTGAAGGCGCGGATGAAGGCGATCATCCAGGCATCAGCTTTTTTGCCTGTGAGCTTGCTGGCAAGGAATGCAAAGCCGTCATGGGTCATGCGGTATTCGGGCTTCTCTCGGCCTCGCCGGTCAAGGTAGGTAATGAGCTCAAAATTGAGCTCATTAAACTCTGGGTCTGTCGGCTTGGACAGGATATTTCCGATAGCCCTGAGGACATTGGTATGTCGTTTACCGTAACGCTCGGCAACGGCGCGACTGGTGGTAAAGGGTTCACCGTCGGTGGAGAGAAACAGACTCTCGCGGGCGGCCAGCGGATTGGGAATATTGAGGGTGATCTGGCTCATGGCTGTTGTCCTTAGTTGAGGGTTTGGGTCTGGCTCAGCAGCTGGCAAGCTTGGGTGGTGCCCTGCTGGGTCAGGCGCAGGTAAACCAGGCGGTAGACGCGGATCAGACGCTTGTCTTGCAGGCTGAATAGCGTTTCGCCGCTATGGCTATTGGCAACACCGGCGTTACCTTTAATGGCCTCCCATAAGCAGGCTGGCCGGGGCCACTGGTCGATTAGATGCAGTAGCATGGCGCTTTCGTGCTGATTGAGGTCCATGGCGGTGCCTGTGCTCATGCTGACTTGCGCTGAAGCGCGTTGGCGATATCGGCTTCTTCGACAACATCGCCCTCTTTGAGGCCGAGCTTTACGGCGATCCGGTGAGACTGGCCGCGAACACCTTTCTTGCGGCCGGCGAGTACTTCGAAAACCATGTTGACGGTAAAGCCGTTGGCAGCAGCCCATTGGCTGATTGAGACGCCCTTGCGCTTAAACTCGGCGCGGACTTCGTCTGGGGTACGTAGAGACATGATGCGTGCTCCTGTTTGTGTGTGTCCCGGTGTGTGGCCGGTAGTGCGTGTGTGTGAATTAAATATAAGTGAAGGTATTTCACTTTTCAAGGCTGGTTATGGAAAAAAGTGAAGTTAGGTTTTTTGTTAAAGCCATCATGAAAGAGTGCAAGCTTCGCCAGGCTGGCTTGGCTGAGGTGCTTGGGGTGTCAATTGACAGAGTTAAAAGCATTACTTCTGGAAAAGTTAAGAACCTGACACGCGAAGAGAGCGAGGCGATGATTCGTAAGCTCAACGTGCGTGGCGAGTACTTAGCAACTGGCGAAGGCCCCATGTTCCGCTCTGATAGTGAGCAGGAGTTGGAGCGCCGTCTGGGCGCAGTGGCTGATGCAACGCAAAAGGCTCAATTGACGGGGCTGGATACGGAAGCTCAGACCCGCGTGCAGATGCTGCTGACGGGGCTTGAGATCGGTAATGCCGACCTTGTGATGGAGGCGTTGAATGTACTGTCGACAGATGAGCGGCAGTTGATTGAAAACTACCGGCAGAGCGCACCAGAAGGCCAAAAGGCGCTGCGCTCAACGGCCAGCGTGTTTGCCAAGAGTGGTGGTAATGCTAAAGCCGCCAGAGCCAATGGCGACACCACGATATCGGTCAAGGGCAAAGGCAACCGCGTAGCGGGCAAGGATTACTATGAGAAGTAGCAAGGGAGCTGTAGATGGATATCCGCGTGGTGGGCGACAACAATTTTGTAGTGGGCGGTGATTGCCACTGCCATTTAGTGCTGACGCCTGAGGCGATACTGCTGCTGTGGCAGCTACTCAGAATGCGTTGGCCTGGGTAGTGCGTGGAACCGTGCGATATCGCACGATTTTGTTCAAATGCGTCGGCGCCGACGCTTTTGGCTGGAGGTGGTGAGCGGTTCAAATGTGTCGACGTCGACACATTTGGTCAGGCGAAGTGTAAGTTGATTGCTCAAAATTGAGCAGTGAAAACGGCAAGCGCCTGCCGTTTTGGCACAAACGCGAATTCGAATTCGTTTTTGGTGGGTGGGTCAAATCATGCGGCGCCGCACGGTTTCGATAAAGCGGGCCAAGTCCCGGAGTGGCTCCCGAATTTTAGGGAGTCACTGCCACCTTCGAACCCGGAACGGCTCCGCAATTTTGCGGAGCGGTACGCCACCCTCGGAGACTGAACGACTCGTTAATTTTTACGAATCGTTCCTTCCTTCAGGTTCAAATGCGTCGACGTCGACGCATTTGGTCGGGCGTGATGGTGAATTGCTGCTGAAAATTAAGCAGCGAAAGCGTGAGACGTCTGCCGTTTTGGCATGGGTCTGTGTCCCCATGAGGGGAATACAGCCCTGAAATCAGTGATCTAAGGAGGGAATATGATTCGTGTAATTTTGCTATTGGGCTTTATGGCCTTTGTGCTCTACGTCCTGTTTGGCGGTAATGACAATAAGGTCAGGGCAGTGAAAACCGAGTATCCACCCGTTACGGATGGCGATTATTCCAGTCGCATGTCATCAGGTGCACTCACCCCTTATACCCAAAGTGGGTATCCAAAGACGGTCGCTAAATATGGTTCCAGGCTCGAAGAGATTCAGGCATTCAGGCAGGCAGCTGCCGAGAAAGCAATCGATTCCGGGAAATGTGATCGGGTCGAGATGGCAGAGCTTAGCACCTCCAAAAGCAGTCTTGATCATCTCCACTTCTGGGTGGACTGCACCAACGGCCAACGTCTGACAATGGATGAGTTTCAGCTGCAATCAGCCGATAAGCTCTTGACGCAAGCCGAGAAAGCTTGGTCGACGCCCGATGCAATTGGCCAATGTGCAGAGATGATCAAGGCGAATGCGTTGATTCCGAGTAAGGTGGATATTCATGCCTTTACCGGCACGGGAGTCTATGTTGCGCCAGTGACCAGTAATGTGGTGGTGACCATGAACTTTGATGCTCAAAACGCCATGGGCGTGGATATTCCATATACAGCAAACTGTGTTTTTGAGCCGGGTAAGTCTGGTGTTATTGAAGTTTCGCCGAGGTAGTAATCAAGTTTTGGTTGAGCGGGAATTTTAGATAGGGAGATCGAACAAAATGGATGATGACTACAGCGACCAGCTAGAGCTGCTGCAAACCGTTACGGAAGGCGTAATGCAGGCGCAGGAGCTGGTCGTGCAAAGCCTTGTGGCGTCTGGCCTGCTTAACAAAAAAGACTTGCTAGCCAGGCTCGAACACGCTTTGAAACAGGAAGACGTTCGCCTGGGGACTCAGATGCCGCTGCTTCGTCTGCAGGATGTGCTGAAGGATCACCCGCCACCGCGTCCTCGGTGGGCGCCCCGACTGGTGTATAGCCGTAATGAGCCCGCGCCTGATTGATTGCCTTAAGGGCTGACGGCTTGTCTGCACAGTTGGCGGCGAAGAAGTCCAGCATGTCGCCAACGGTGCGCTTACTGGATGTCGGTGTTGGTTGCTCATGTCTGTCGCGCAGCTGCTGAAAGAGAGCAGCTGGCGGCACAGACCAAAAGCCGTTCACAATGACCGTGATGAACACCAGGTCATCTGCCGTGAAAGGCAGATCATCAATCAGCTGGTGTAATGCAGCTTTCGCGGCATCTCTGTCTGTTTGCTCTTGCTCGCTGGGTTTGTTTTGTCTCACGGCGGCATGCTCCTGGTTATCTTCAGTCCGCCCAGCATGCCAGCCACACCGCTGAACTGATTTTGCCCCTGTTCAAATTACTCCCCACCTGATCGGCGTCATGCTCTGACTGTACCCACAACAGTCAGAGGACGCCGACATGCTGCAAAACCTGCTCTCCAAACTTCCCATTCCTCGCCTGGCCTTCTGGCTGCTCGTCAGCGTTGTGCTGTTGGCCGGGATTGCTCTGATCAGCCCGCAGCAGCTGCCGGTGGTGCTGTACAAGATCGCGCTGGTCACCATTGCGGCCGTGCTGGGTTATTGGCTGGATCGAACGTTGTTTCCGTATGCACGGCCACATAAGACCTTTGAAGAAGCGACCAGAGCGGGCAAAAGCCGAGATTTTGATTTTTGCGTGAAGCTGGGAATGATTGCCGGAGTGCTGTCTATCCGCCGCGCCTTGATCGTCCTGGCCTGTGTGCTGGGCCTGACGCTGGGGCTGTGACCATGGACTGGTTTGCAAAAGTCTGGGGCAACGTCGAAGCGCCGGCCTGGGTGCTGTCGATTGTGGCTTTGCTGGTCTTGATCGTTAGCTGCCAGCCTGCCGAGGCATCCACCATTCCGGCGGCTGCCAAGCAGTATCAACGCACGCTGATCCGCAGTGCTCATGCGTATTGGGGGCTGAACGCGCCCATTGCGACCTTTGCCGCTCAGATTCATCAAGAGTCCCGTTGGATGCCTGATGCAGTCAGCCCGTTGGGTGCTCGGGGCATGGCGCAGTTTATGCCGGGTACCTCAGCGTGGATGGCCGAACTCTACCCCGATGCACTGGGCAGCCATCAGCCGATGAACCCCGGCTGGGCGTTGCGTGCTTTGGTGATTTACGACCGCTGGATCTACGTCAGGGTGCAGGCTGCAGATGAGTGCAACGCCATTGCCATGATGCTGAGCGGTTATAACGGCGGCTTCGGCTGGGTACAACGCGATCAACGCCTGGCGTCGGCTGAGGGGGCCGATCCTGCCACGTGGTTCGACAGCGTTGAGTACCACACCCGCCGAGCCGATTGGGCGCGCAAGGAAAACCGCCAGTATGTGCGCCTGATTCTTCTGCGCTGGGAACCACTCTACAAGGCCGCGGGCTGGGGGACTGGATCATGCTGATGCCCAGCGCCAAGACAGTCTCACTGGCCCTCGCCGCCCTGATTACAGGTGCGGCAGGAGGCTACTGGGTGGGGCGAGATCACGGGGCGCTCGAAGTTCAGGCCGCCACAGACAGCCAGACGGTCGCCAGCTTCACATCGCTGCTTGAACAACACGCACAGCAGGTACGGGAGGCCAATGCCGCCAGCGAGCGGCTTAACCGCCTGATTGCACAGCGCCAAACCCACGACGACTCGACCACACAAACACTCAAGGAGGTGCTGCATGAAACGGCTGCTCTGCGTGCTGATTGCCGCTTCGACGACCGCGTCATGCGCGAACTCACCGAAGCCCGTAACCGCGCCGCCAAAGCCGCAGCCAGCGGTCTTGACGGTACCGTGCCCACCACCGATTGAACCGGGCGATGGCAGCCCCGACGCGGCTGCAATCGCGTTGAAGATTTTATATGACCAGTACGGCCTCTGCGCGGGCCGTGTGTTTGAACTGATACACCGCTTACAGGGAGATGAAGATGGAGGCAATTGAGCTGCGGGATGTGATCAGCCTGGTGGCTGTCGTGCTCACGTTGATCGGGGGCTACTGGGCGCTGGCCAAGTATGTAGGACGGCTCTTTACACAGCAGCTCGATAGCAAGTTCGAGGCGCTGAATCAACGATTGAACCGAATCGAAGAAAGCGAGCAACGCAACCATCACGCCGTGACCAAGGTGGAACGTGACCTGATGGAGCTGCGGGCTCAGCTGCCCGAAAAGTACGTGCGCAATGAAGACTACATTCGGGGGCAAAGCCGTTTGGAAGCAAAGCTGGACAGTCTGGCTAGCAGGCTGCAAACCACACCGTTGCATGGGCTGGTAGGAGGTCAAAATGCAGCAAATTGATATGGAACGTGTACGCCGTGAGTCCATGCGCTGGCTGATTCTGCTGACGCTGAACAACGCCCGTCCGATCGGTGCCTTCGAGCATCTGGTGCTGTCGGTGGTACGCAGTGAATACCCGGATGCCACACCGCTGGAGCTGCGTAAAGAGATCGATTACCTGTTCGATCGCAAAATGGTTGATGTCGACAAGAAACCGGACGGCCGCTGGCATTGCGACCTGACCAGCCTCGGCACCGATATCGCCGAATACACGGTCGACTGCCGCCCAGGCATCGCCCGCCCTGAGAAGTACTGGTGAGGTGCGCAGGATGAGTGAGCACGACGAATCCATGCCGTTGATCGCTCGACCGGGGCGCTCATCCATCGCGCGCCTGCCCGACGAAGTGAAGCGCCATATTGAGCAGCGTCTGGTCGAAGACCGCATGACACTGGATGAACTGATCGCTGACCTGCAGGGCCGGTTTCCAGAACATGCCGAAGAGTTACCCAGCCGAAGCGCTGTGCACCGTTACGGCCAGAAGCTGGAGAAGCGCTTATCCGCCATTCGGGCCAGCACTGAAGCGGCCAAGATCATCCGCGCCCATGCCGGTGACCGGGAAGACGCCCGTTCTGAGGCACTGACGGCCATGATCCAGTCTGAGCTGTTCGAATCGATCATGTCCCTGCAAGAAGCTGACGCTAAAGAGGTCGATATCGCGCAGCGGATCGGCCTGCTGTCGGATGCGGCCAAAAACATCGCCACCCTGACACGCTCAAGTGTGACGCTGAAGAAGTACCAGGAAGATATTGCAGCTCAGGCACGCAGAGAAGCTTTGGAAGAAGCGGCTAAGCGTGTTGACTCTGCCGCCCAGGCCCGTGGACTCACAGCTGAAGATGCCAAGTTCTGGCGTGAACAAGTTCTGATGGGGATGTAATGATGGGAGTTCCCGCACCTCTACCTGATACAGAGCGCCTGATCGATTGGGACGAACTACCCGATAGCGTTAAAAGCATCCCTGCCGACTTCAACCCACTAGCCGAAGGTGTCTTGATGAAGCACCAGTCGGAATGGATTCAGATGCAGCAGGGTTTGGATATCGCTGTAGGTGAAAAAGGCCGCCGAACTGGTATTACCTTCGCGCAAGCCCTAACCGATACCATTACGGCAGCAACTGCTAAAGAGGCAGGTGGCGACAATATCTGGTACATGGCGGATACCCGTGAAAAAGGGCTTGAGTTCATCGGTTACACCGGCAAGTTCGCGCAGATCATTGCACGGGGCCAGGCGACACATATAGAACAGCACATCTTCGAAGATCAGCTGCCGGATGGTTCTAGCCGCCAGATCCAGGCGTTTCGTGTGCGCTTTGCCAGCGGCTTTCGTGTTACCGCACTGTCGTCACGCCCTGAGAATATTCATGGCCTGCAGGGCAAGGTCAGGATCGATGAGGCTGCGCTGCATAAAAACGTCTCTCATGTTCTTGAATCAGCAACGGCACTATTGATCTGGGGTGGAAGCATCGTTGTGTGGTCTACCCACCGAGGCAAGAAAAACCCGTTCAACCAGCTGGTTCAAGATGTACGGGCTGGCCGTTACGGGAAAAAAGCAGCGGTGAAACGGATGACCTTTGATGATGCGGTTGCTAATGGCTTGTATGAGCGTGTCTGCTACATGGCGGGTAAAGAAGCAACGACAGAGGGCAAACGTAGCTGGTACGAAGCGATCCGCTCAGCTTATGGCCCACGCAAGGCAGCCATGCGTGAAGAGCTTGATGTAATTCCTCGTGATGGGGATGGTTCTGCTATTCCTGGTGTGTGGATTGAACGGGCCATGCCCGAGGTTAGGCCAATATTACGCATTGTATTCGATGACGACTTCCCAAATCGGCCAGAACAGGAACGTGAATCATGGTGCGCTGCGTGGATACAAAAACACCTAGTGCCAGCCATCCAAACAGCATCTGAGGGATTCACTGGACGCTGGGCAATAGGAATGGACTTTGCTCGCCACCGTCATTTTTCTTCTATTCGACCCGCACGAATTACCCAGACTCTGCATCGTGATTTGCCATTTGAGATTGAGCTTGCCAATGCCCCGACTCGACAACAGGAGCAAATCCTATGGGCTTTGCTGGATTTGCTCAGTAACTGGACCTTTGCTGGCGACGCAACAGGCCCAGGTCAGACACTGATGGAGTACACCGGCGATCGATATGGGCGTGCCATATTGGATCAGAAGACAGGGCGGTATTTAGGTGGCCCGGTACACGAGGTCACCCTTTCCCGTTCTTGGTACGGCGAATGGATGGGGAAATACATATCCCTGTTTGAAGACGGCTTTATCACAATGCCTCGCGATATCTCAATCGAAGATGACCACAGGGCTGTTGAGTTTATTGATGGCATACCAATGGTTCCTAGATTGGAACGAAGAGATCTGAAAGATGCAGAGTTGATACGCCATGGTGATAGTGCCATTGCTGGAGCCTTAATGAACTTCGCCGCCCTGAACCACAACCATATTGAAATTGAATTCCAGTCCACTGGCCGCCGCGTGTCCCTTAATGACGATAACTTCAACCGTGGCGTGATCGTCACCGATACCGGCTTCGGCACTATCGGTGGCGGCAACGACTTCGGAGGATTCTGATATGCAGCAG